GAGCACCAAAAATTGATTGATCTAACACAGTGGTGGACGATTGGCAAAGTACCAATCGCCTGATCTGAGGTCACTCGATTTTATCACCTTGTAACACGTGATTACAAGGACCCATTCGTTATACAAGTAATTACCGAATGTCTACTCCTGGAACCAGGTAAACGTCTTAAATTGGACGTCATGGGAACCAAAGTCAATGTTAAGTTGATGGGACATAAAGAGAAAAAGAAGGAACGCAGTCAGTCGTTCATCCTTACCTCATTGTCTCGTGTACAACCTTCCATTGGTTCACATACCATGCCCATGGTGGCCGCTGCAATGATCAGAAGATCACTCGCCCACAAAGATGAAACCACAGGAGCACTCACGAAACTCAAACAACCGAAGAAAGGCGTATTTAATGAAGCCCCTTTTCTCAAATTCCACACAAAAACTGTAACAAACACACAAAAATTGATGGCGTTGAATGGCGAGCACTGTCCCTACAGTGAGCTCGAGTATTTAGAAGTCGTACCGCATCATAAGCAGGGACACTACAGAACGGAAAAGAGAGGAGCTGATATACAAGTCGATCTTCGGAAGAGGGACACAAGCGTTAGAGCAAGAGTAAAACCTGAAAAGAAGGCACCAAAGGATGACCTAATTGACAGACTGTTCTTTCCACGTGGCACTAAGTATCATATAAGAAATGGTAGATTTATAAAATGTCTCGAACATTCCATGTATGGTGGCGTTTCAGAAACTATTAATGAACTAATACAGTCCGACGGACCAGTTGTATTCAAGGGGTTGAATTCTCCGCAACGTGGCTACTGGACCAGCAAGTATTGGCATGAGTTTAAGAAACCAGTCGCTATTCAGTTCGACTGTTCACACTTTGACAAGCACATAAGAAAGGCGCTGTTGAGATATGAGCACAAGTTTTATAAAGCATTTTATCGAGGAGAGAATCTCATTGAGATCACTAAACTCTTGAACATCCAATTGGCCAACAACATGGACATATTCACTGATGATGGATATCGTTTTGCATGGAAGTCAGATGGAGGTAGAGCAAGTGGTGATAACAACACTGCGTTGGGGAACGTATTGATCATGTGTGCATGCATGTATTACTACATTAGCAAATATGTAACCGCAAAGGTTCGTTTTGTTGATGAGGGTGATGATTGCTACATCATATGTGAGGAGACAGATGCCTATCAATTCGATAATATATCAGGAGTCTTTGAAACTTTTGGACTAACTCTCAGAATAGAAGGGAAGGTTCACCTCTTAAATAAAATAAAGTTTTGTCAAACTTCACCTATCTATATCAATGGTCAGTGGATCATGATTCGCACACTAGATTCTGTTTTGCTTAAAGACACTTGTTGTCTGTCGGCTAAAACCTTGAAACAACTCAGAATTTGGCTTGGCGAAGTTGGTATGGGCGGAGCAATCCTTAATGCGGGCGTACCCGTTCTCAGCGTGTTATACGAAAAGTATATGCAATGGGGCGAACGTGGCCAGCTCAATAGGATTTTGTTAAATGATTTTGTTTACTCAGGACTAAAGCAACTCACACGAGGCTTAGAACTGAACAAGCTAGTCATAAGTGACGAAAATAGGTACCAATTCTACTTAACTTGTGGGATGCTACCAGAAATACAAATTGCAGTCGAAACTGCTATTATGAATTTGTCTGATACTCTAATTTATTTGGGGCCCCTTGTAAATTGGACCAGTGGTTTAATCCCAGTATTATCAAATTTATAAATATTTCGCACCAATCGCACATTATGAAGAAGCAACCGAGCGCAAAGCTAAGATTACTTCGCAAACAAAATCCTCCGACAAAGGAAACAGTAATTGTCAAAACACAAAACAAACCCAAATCATCCAAAAAGAGCCCGATTTATCAGAGCCTTAAGGAACTCATCCCCAATGGAATCAAATTCATTGGAGACGGCCTCGAGCCTGGACTGGGAACCCTAGGGAGTCTGGTTACAAAGAAAGCTATGGACTGGTTTGGCAAGATCACAGGATTCGGAGACTACACCGTTAATTCAAATTCCCTCATCTCAAACCCCACAGGCGGTCCACCGTCGTTTGGGAGTACAGGGAAGCCTATTCGTGACAAAGAATTCGTTAAATATATCACTATACCTTCTAACGGAAACTTTAACCTTATAGAGCAATTCTATGTAAGTCCGTCCAATCCGAAATTATTTCCAAAACTCTCAATTGAGGCACAACTATATCAAATGTATAAATGGCATGGGTTGATCTTCTACTTGGAGTCGTGTTGCTCTGAATCAGTCACAACTAACAATGGTAATATGTCCATCCCCACCGTCATGGTATACACAAAGTATAACATGCGAGAATCAGATCCAGCGAATGAATCCCAATTCATGAACTCGTTCTTTTGCTCTGACAAACGTGTGAACAAGGACCTCTATCATCCCATCGAGTGTGACCCCTCACAAAATCAAGTAAGTATGTACTACACTTGGGCAAATAACCCATTACCGAATTTTGTCAGAGATCCAAACTTGGAAAACATTGGAAAAAC